CGCGATCGGCTTCGACACCGGCAAGGTGGCGAGCGGCTCGAGCGGGACCTACGACGTGAGCAACGTGCCCGTCGCGCTGCAGGGTATGGCCGACGTGCTGCAGTTCTACCGGCGCTTCCACTTCTGATGGCCTACGACTTCTCATCGGTCGTCAACAACGTGCGAAACGCGATCGCCGAGTTCGGCTCGCCGGCGGAGTACCAGGACAAAGCGGGCTTCGTGCGCACGGTGACGATCGTCCCGCCCTACCGCGAGCGCACCGAGATGCTCGTCGAGGACGTGCACAGTGCTCCGGCCACCGCGCTACTGAATCCGGCCGAGTTCAGCTCGCCGCCGGAACAGTTCGAGACCCTGCGCATCGACATCGACGGATTCACCCGGACCTACGCGATCGAGGACGTCAAGGCGCTCCTCGCCGGCACGAAGCTCGCGGCCTATCAAGTCACGCTCAAGGGGGGTTAGGGTGTCGAGCGTCGTCGCCGAGTATCGGATCCGCGAAGCGCTGCGCTTCGCCTTCCCGACGGTCGACCTGGTGCAGGCGCTCGCCGAGCGCGTCGACAACGAGGCGCTGCCCGCGCTCTGGCAGTCGATCACCTTTGTCCCGGCCGGCGACGTCGCGGTCTCGATCGGCTCGCCGGCGTGTCGCCGCGAGACGGGCACCGCGCGGATCTTCGCCGTCGGGCGGACCGGCGCCGGCGATGCGGAGGTCATCGCCCACGCCGATCAAGTCGCGGCGTACTTTCGCAACTGGCGATGGGTCGAGGGGGGCGAGACGATCCGCGTCGAGCTCGTCGCCGCCGGCGCGCGTGCCCCCGAGTCGGACGGCCGCTGGATCATCGTGTCAACCGACGTCAACTTTGTGCACGATTACTACGCCTAGAGGAGTGAGCCAATGCCCGTTTCCGCTGATACCGTAAGACTCGCGCTCGTGCGCATGACGGGCTCGCCCCCTGCCCCGCCGGCGCCGCCCGCTTTCACCCTCGCGCGCATCACCGGGGAAACCATCGCGTTCGCCGCGACCACGACGTTGTCGAACGAGCTCGACCCGAGCGGCCAGGTGCGCGACTCCATCCTCACTGGCGGGGCGGCCACCGGCGCGATCAGTTTCGAGCTGAGCGACCACGACGCTTTCGAGGAGTACCTCGCCGCGATCTTCGGCGACGATTGGGCCGGGGACGAGCTCATCCCCGGTGTCGATCTCTTCTACTACCTGATCGAGAAGACCTTCCCCGGCGTGCCGGTCTCCGGCGAGTCCTCGTTCCATCGGTTCGCGCCGAGCGCGTTCATCGGCGGCTCGGTCGTGATCGCGCCCAACACGCCGATTACCGGCACCGCGGAGGTGAACGGCGGAGTGCCCACGCTCGACACCGAGCCGCTCGCCGGCGCGACCTATCCCGATCCGGGCACCGAGCCCGTGCTGCAACCGCAGGATGTCGTCATGAGCATCGGCGGCTGGGCGGCCGCCGCGTGCTTCGGACAGTTCACCATGACTTTCGCCAATGGCACGCGCGGCGTGCCCTGCATCGGCACACTCGGCGACCGGGAAAAGGTTCGCGGACGCTTCACCGTGCAGATCGCCGCGCAGGTCTACTACGCGACCGACGAGCCGCTGCACGCATTCGTCGACCGCACCGAGTTCCCGGTCCTGGTCGAAGTGCGGGCCCCCGACGCGACCGTGGAATATGCCTTCGAGTTTCCGCGCTGCAAGATCGACGCGGCACCGGTGAACGCGGGCGGCACCGGGCAGGACGTCATCATCCAAATGACGATCAGCGCGCTCTACGACGCGACCGCCGGCTACACCTGCAAGGTGACGAGGGGCGCGTGAATCCATACCGCGAATACGAGATCGACGCGCGCAAGGTGCGCGCCGGCGTGCCGCTCGTGATCCACTCGCGCAACGGCGGCGGCTCGATGACGATCTTCCTGCGCTACGCCGGGAGCGGCAATCGGAAGTTTCAATACGTCATGGCGGAGCTGCGCGCCGCGCGCCAGGCCGAGCTCGAGAGCGAGGACAAGGAAGTGAGCACGGCGGCGATGAACGAAGTCATGCAGGAGGGCTATGCGTTCGCCGTCATCACCGGATGGGAAGGCGTCGATGACCGCAACGGGAACCCGCTGCCATACACGCCGGACAATGCGCTCGACCTTCTACGCGCATGTCCGGAGATTTGGGATCAGGTGCTCATCGCCGGCGCCGACCGCCATCGCTACGGGCCCGACACCGCCGCGCAGGACGGCGCGGCCGTGGGAAAGCACTGATTTGGTGGCTCGAATGGGGGCCGCATGCAGTCGACCTGGAACGCCTCGCGGCGACCGGGCAGCGCGTGCCGGCGCTCGAGCGCCGGCCGAGTCTCGACGGCCCGCCGCTCGCCGCGTGGGACTGCATCTGCGACCTTGGCATTCGCCCCGCGTGGCGCGACGTTCGCGCCTGGGCCGCGGAGTACGGCGTCGCATTCGAGTGGCTATGGGAGGCCGTGCGCAGCGCCGCGACGGAGGTTGAACAATGGCGGTCCAAGCGGCCGACATCCGGCTTCCCATCCGCACCAGCAAGCAAACCCGCACCCTAGAAAAAGACGTCATCGAGGTCGCGGAGGCCGACTACCTTTTCGTGCTGCGTTCGATCGCCGCGCAGGAGATTGCGGAGCAGGCGCGCTTGGGCAACAAGGTGACTAACCTCATCGTCGATGGCTCGGGCAACAAGCCGATCACCGCAGCGCAGCGATCGGTGCGCGCGCTCTTCGTTCAGCCGGCCGTACTGATCCGGGCGATCACCGAGGCCTGGGACCTCCTCATGCGCCTCGCGCGCGTGGGCGATCCCTCCAGGCAGTCGCGCTCGCAACGCGCGATCGTGGCGCGCGAGCGCTTCGGCGTGGTCATCGGCCGGCAGTTGATCGGCACGCCCGCCGGGCTCACCGAGGCGGCGATCATGCGCAACCCGCGCGCCGCGGTGCGCATCGTCGGCCCGGCCGTCGAGTACGCGCGCCGCTACCGCTTCATGTACCTCGTGCGCGGGACGCTGCCGATGCGCACGCGCAGGGGCAAGGGGCGTGCCGGCGAGAAGATCCGCGTGCCGGTGTCCCTGCATCAATACGTCGTGCGCCAAATGAAGCGGCGCTATCCGATGCTGCAATGGTCCGATCCGTGGGTGCCGGTCGGAGGCCTGCGCGGCGTCGACAAGCTCCCGGCGATTAGCGTGCGTCAACAAGGCAGAGGTCTACTGTGAACGAAGCGGTGCGGCGCATCTACGAGCTGCACGTCAAGCTCGCCTCCGATTCGTTGAACGCGCTGCGCCAGATCCAGGCGCACGCCGGCGGCGTCGAGAAGGCCCTCAAGGGCGCCAAAGACATGGCCGCCGAGTTCGGCAAAGGCCTCCTCGCCGGCGTCACCGTCGCCGCGTTCGTGCAGCAGATCACCGGCGCGATCAACAAGATCGACGAACTGGCGAAGCAGGCCGAGCGCCTGTCGATGCCGGTCGGCGAGTTCTCCGCCCTCGCCCACGCCGCGAACATGGCCGACGTGGAGATGGGCGAGTTCACGATCGGCATCAAGGAACTGCAGAAGTCGATCAGCGAGTTTCAGGACAAGGGCTCCAAGGCGCGCTCGATCTTCGAGGCACTCGGGATCGACCCGACCGGCAAGAGCACGACCCAGGTGCTCGAGGACGTCGCCAAAGCGATGCAGGGGATACAGGACCCGGCGCTGCGCTCGCGAACGATGCTCGAGCTCTTCGGCAAATCGGGCCTCGCGATGGTGCCGCTGCTCAACAAGGGCGCCGAGGGGATCCGCGAGCTCACCGAGGAAGCCAAGCGCCTGGGCGTCGTGCTCGACGAGGAAGCGACCGGCCGCCAGCAGCGTTTCGAGGAAGCCCTTAAGCGCATGCAGGCGGCGAGCGATGCGCTCAAGCGCAACTTCGTCGAGGGCCTGCTGCCCTCGCTCGCGCAGATCATCGAGGCCTTCAACAAGGTGCCGAGCTCGGCCGAGCGCTGGAAAGCGGCCGGCGAAGTGATCGGGAACGTGCTCAAGGGCATCGCCGTTCTCGCCTTCGGCGTGGTCGAGGCGATCGGCGGGATCGGCAACGCGATCGGCGCGTTCCTCGCCGCGCAGCAGGCGGTCCTGCGCCTGGACTTCGCCGGCGCGATCGAGATCATCAAGTCGGCCAGCCTCGACATGGGCGAGGCGGTCAACCGCGTCAAGGTCTTCACCGGCGAGCTGTTCAACAGCGTGCCGGCGGTGAACGAGGCGACGGCGGCAGCCGAGCGCAACGCCGAGGCGGAGAAGAAACTCGCCGCCGCCTACGCCAACACGACCAAGGACCTCAAGGCACGCAAGAAAGCGCAAGACGAGCTCAACGCCTCCTGGGTGAAGTCGATCGAGCAGCAGATCGCGCTACGCCGCGAGGAGGGGCTCGCGCTCAACGACGGCAAGAGCCAACTCCAGACAATGGAGGAGCAGGCCGAGCTGCAGAAGAAGATCAACGAGGGCTGGGTGCTCATGATCGAGCAGCAGATCCAGTTCCAGCGGGAGCAGGCGCTCGCCGAGTCGCAGACGGTCAAGAACCTCACCGATGTCGAGGCACTCCTCAAGGAAATCGCCGACAAGGTCGACGGCTACGCGCAGCGCGTGAGCGGGATCTTCGTCGATTGGGCGACCGGTGCGGCCGACGCGAAGGCGAGCTTCGCCGACATGGCCGCCGACATCGCGCGCCAGCTCGCACAGATGGCCCTACAGATGCTCGTGTTCGACAAGCTCGTCAAGCAGATCGCCGTCAGCCTGCAGGGCATCGGCGGGGGCGTCGGCGATTGGTTCGGCGGCGGCGCAGGCGCCGCGCCCTCCGCGCAGGGCAACGTGTTCGACCAGGGCAACGTCGTGCCCTTCGCGCGCGGGGGCATCGTGCGCAAGCCCACCGTGTTCCCGATGGCGAGGGGATGGGGCGTCATGGGCGAGGCTGGCCCTGAGGCGGTCATGCCGCTCGGGCGCACCTCAAGCGGCGAGCTCGGCGTGAAGGGGGGCGGCGTCACCGTGAACATCATCAACAATACCTCCGCCAAGGTCACGGCGAAAGAGGAGCGCAACGCCGCCGGCGGGCAAACCATCAACGTCATGGTGGAGAACGCGATCGAAAACGGCTTCGCGAGCGGGCGTTTCGACAAGGTCATGCAGGGCACCTACGGCCTCGCGCGCACCGGGAGAACCTGACATGGCAGCCGTCCCCTGGCCCGGCACCCTGCCCGACTGCGTCGAGTCGTGGCAGGAGCAGGACAAGACCGCGACCGTGCGCTCGGAGATGGAGGACGGCGGCCCGCCGAAGGTCCGGCGCCGCTACACCGGCTTCGTGCGCCAGATCCAGATCACGATGACCCTCACCAACGCGCAGAAGCAGATCGTCCAGGACTATCACCGCGTCGAGCTCGCGATGGGCGTGCGCGCGCACGAGTTCCGCGATCCCTATGCCGATGCGGTGCAGCCGTTCCGGTTCGTCGAGCCGCCGAGCTTCACGAACGCCGGGCCGCTCGCCGTGCAGATGACCGCGAAGTGGGAGCAGTTCCCCGGAGTCGACCTCTAGATGCCGCGCAACCTCACCCCGCGAGGGCTGCGCGCAGCGCAGGCGCAGCAGAGCGACGCGGCGCTGCTCTGGTTGCTCACGATCACGCACACCCCGACGGCGACGCTCTTTCGCGCGGTAAACAATCTGACCGACATCACGAGCCGCGGCAATCTGTTCCAGGCCTACGCCTTCGACCTGGTGCTCCCCGAGGAATCGCTCGACCGCGTCGTGAGCGTAAGCATCACGATCGCGAACATCGACCTCGTGCTGGTCGACATGCTGCGCGCCGCCGCCGCGTCGCCGGTGGTCACGCTCGAGCTCGTCGTCAGCGACACGCCGAACACGGTCGAGTTCTCCGCCTCCGGGCTCTTTCTCCGCGAAGTCGAGTGGGACGCGCAGCGCATCACCGGCAAGCTCGAGCCCAACGACGTGCTCTCGCAGAAGTTCCCGAGCCGCGATGCGATGTACACGCCGCTCAACACGCCGGGGCTGTTCTCGTGAACGATGCGGCCCTGCGCCGCCTGGTCGGCATTCCGTACAAGTTCCGCGGCAACGGCGAAACCGAGATGGACTGCTGGCAGCTCGTCGTGCGCGCCGCGCGCGAGCTCTTCGGGCGCGAGTACCCCGCCTATCCGGTAGCGCTTCTCAAAGAAGTGCCGGCGATCGTCCGCACGCACCTTGCCGAATGGCGCGAAGTCTCCGAGCCGGAGCCGGGCGACGTGGTGATCCTGAGCCATCAGCTCATGCACTGCGGCATCGTGCTCGACCAAGGCCGGTTCCTCCATACGCTCGAAGGACGCGACTCCGCCGTCGAACGCCTTGACTCGATGATGTGGCGCGATCGCATCGAGACGTTCCGGCGCTATGTCTGAGACGATCACCGTCCTTCGCACGCCGCTCGGGCGCGTGCACGAGCAGCGCGAGCTCGCCGACGGGCTCACCATCGGCGAGATTCTCGACGACATCGAGTGGGATATCCGGCTCGACCACTACACGCGCTTCGTGGTCGACGGCGTCGAGATAGAGCGCGCGCGCTGGGACGAGTACCTGCCTGCGCCCGGGAGCCACAAGCTCGTCCACTGGCTGCCAGGAGGTGATAGCGCGAAGACCGTACTCGGCGCAGTCGCGATGATCGCGATCTCGATTTTCGCGCCGTACGCAGCTACTGCGATGGGCCTCGTCGCGGGCACATTCGCGCACGCGGCGGTTGCCGTCGGGATCACGCTCGTCGGCGCGCTCGTCGTCGGCGCACTGTTCCGCCCGCCCTCGCCGCGCGTCGCAGGACCGGCCGCCGCCGACTCCGTGCCCTCGCCATTCTTCACCGGGCAGAGCAACCAGGCGCACCCCTATGGCTGCATCCCGCGCATCTACGGGACGGTGCGCGTCTACCCGAACGTCTGCGCCGTGCCGTACACGCAGAACTACGGCAGCGCGAACTGGCTCTACGGCTTGTGGGATTTCGGCTACGGCCCGCTTGCGGTGAGCGATGTCCGCGTCGGCGGCACGCCGATCAGCACCTATGCCGGCGCGAGCTACTCGGTCGTCCCGAGCTGGATCAAAGGGCAGGCGATCCCGCTCTACGCGAACGACAACGCGCTCGAACCTGTAGGCATCACGCTCGACTTCATCGGGCAGACCGGCACGCGCGTCCCGACGCAGGACTCCAACCAGGTCGTGCTCGAATTCGCCTCCCCCGCGTTCGTTATCGGCACGACCGACGGCGGGCAGTACGGTCCCTACGTCATCTTCGCCGTCACCGTGAACGGCGCGCCCGCAGACATCTACTACGCCTCGGCCAGCACCGGCGCGATCATCGTCGAGTACACCGGGCTCAGTAGCGGCTACTTCTTCGTCCACCCGACTTGGCGCGGGGATGGCTACAACGCCTATCAGAATCAGTTTCAGTTCTCGGTATTCATCAACTCGCCGACGCCGAATCCGACAATCACGGTCACGCGCGTCGACGAGCACCCGCGCGACTATCCGCTCTACGCGGCGAATGTTTCGTGGACCGCGCTGCGCTCGATACGCTGGGCTGCGCCGATCGCGTACACCGCCCCGCACACGATCCTCGCCGCGCAGTTTCTCGCGAGCGATCAACTGACGGGCAACGTGGACACGATCTCTGCGCTCTGCACCTCGATCCTCCCGGTGCGCGTCGGCAACGCATGGGTCAATCAACCGACGAACAACCCGGCGTGGATCTACCTCGACATCCTGAAGGGCAGCGCGACCAATCGGCCGGTCACGGACGCCGACATCCAGATCGCGGACTTCGTGACCTGGGCGACCGAGTGCGCGAATCGCGGGTTCAAGTGCGGGCTGCAATGGAGCTGGTTCGCCACCGTCAACGAAGCGCTGCAGACGGTCGCCGCCTGCGGCCGCGCCGCCCCGTCCATGAGGAGATCGG